CCAGCCATAGCAGAAGATGGTGCCGCACAGGGGCTGGCCGCGCACCACACGGTTGACCGGCTGGCCCGCCGTGCGGAAGAACAGCACCGCCGGGGTGCGCGGGAAGATGTAATGCTCCACCGTGCCGCCAAGCCGGGCCTCCATAGCGGAGAGGGTGTCCGGCAGATTTGCCGGTTCCGGGGCGCGGCCCGGTTCGATCAGAATACCTTTCATGCTTGTAAAAACCTCCAAAGTGTGTTATTCTTCGGGGTGATGGGGAGTAGAAAATCCATCACCCTTGGGCTCGTCCGTGCTGCGAACACGGGCGGGCCTTTTTGTTTTGCGTGGCAGGCTGTCCACCTCGCTGCGCGGGATGAGCTCCCGCTGGCAAATGTACTTGACGTGCTGCCTGCCGTCCTTGAACCAGTGGCAGACGGAAGCGGCAAAAGAATTTGCGCTGGCGTAGCCCAGCCGCCGGGCGCACATGGCAGCCGTGCCGCTGGCCAGCAGGTCACCGCTCTTGGCGTCCCAGACCGTATACCAAAAGGCATTGTTGACAAGGTCAGGCATGGGGGTTACCCCACCTTCCGCTTGCCCTTGACGGTGTTCTGGGGCTCCTTGTGGACCTTCTTGCCGGCTTTCTCCTCGGCGTCCTGCACGGCAAAGCTGATGCGCATCAGGGCAAGGGCTGCCAGAATGAGCACCATGGCGGTGGTGAACTCGCCGTCGGTGATCGTGCCGCCCAGCTGGGCCCCGCCCTCGATGCCCATAGCATACAGCAGGCCTGCGCCCAGACTGGCGGCTGCCAGCACCTGCAAAACGGTGGATTTGATTTTCATGCAGTTTCTCCTTTCTCGACGGCGGGGAAAAAATACTCCCCGATCTGCTCCTGCGGGATGTGCAGCTCCCTGCAAATGGCGGTGATCTCGTAATGGCGCCACTCATTGTTCTTTTGCTCTGGCTTCGGGTTCAGGCGGGTGGACAGGGTACTTTCACCCATGCCGACCAGCTTGGCGAACTCCCGGTGCTCAAACCCTTCGTCCTCGATGAGGCGGGCCAGCTTCAGGTAAGGGCTTCTTGGCCTTCTCATGGCTTTCATCCTCCTTCTTTTTGCAGATGTGTTCCAGCCGCTCCGGCTGGCGTTTGTCCCAGCGCTGTTCTGCCCAGCGCTTGTTGTGGCCGTTCACGCTTCCAGTTCCAGCGCCCAGAACTCGGCCAAGGTCTGGCACACCGGCAGGGAAAAGCCGATCAGCTCCTCCCCGCCGGGTTTGAGCAAAATCATGTAACGTTCCATGGCTGTGTGTCTCCTCTTTTTAGTCCGGGCTGAAAGTCTGGAACCGGTCATCGTGCCGGCTCTTGAATTCTTTCAACTCTCGGATATCTTCCGGCGTACAGCCGGTGTTTTCATAAGCTGCCAGCCGCTGCACAAGCTCTTCTTTCTTGGCTGGGCTCCAGTAGCCCTCTTTGATGCCGCTGCACCGGGGGTTCGTCAGTCGGTTCATAGTGTGTACCTCCTTGTTGGTGGCTCCCTTCTGCGGTATACTTAAGAGGAAGGGAGGCGTGTTGTATGGGTCTTTACGATAATCTTAACAGTGCCTGGCAGGTTCATGATGTCATGAGGCAGTTTGCGGAACAACAAGAGCAAGAAAATCGAATGATACAAAATTCGATTGCTCGCAAGGAAAAATTGGCAAACGCCCAACTTGGTTCCGCGGAAGATATTCGCAAAATGTTAGAGATGATGGAAGCTGACCAAAAAGAGCAAACCGAGGAAAACAAGAAGAATAGAGAGCTCGCTCTCAAAAGCTATAAGGTTTCCCTTGCGGCCGCGTTTTTTGGCGGTGCGTCCTTTTTGGCTGCGCTCATAACGCTAATCTTACAATTGTTAGGATGAGTGCGGCAATTTGAAAAACCAGTGCGATGCACTGGAAGAAAAGTGCAAGCCTCATCAACTCTGCCGTTGTCCAGTTGGAAAGCCGTTCTTTCCAGCCGGGCTTTTTGCTGTCCTTCATCTTCTTCACCTCCTTGTTGATTATGGTGATGTCTGTCATGTGGTTTCTCCTTTCATGCCACGGGGCGGTTGTCCAGCTTCTTCAGGCTGGCCACCAGATTGATGGACGCCGCAGCGGTCTCCATCTGCTCGAATGCGTCCTCGTCCATGTCCTTGCACATGGTGTGGATGCGGATCACACGATCCACGTCCTGCTGTGTCAGGCCGTACATGGCGGGGTTCAGGGAATTGCTCTTTCGTGCCATAATAAGCACTCCTTTCTGTGGGTGGCTCCCCACGACCATCCCGGCGGCGTCACCGGAATGGTTTCGGCCGCTGCCATGCGGCCATCATCGGGTGGGTTGTGGGGTACTCCCTTCTGCGGTATACTGGGGCAGAAAGGAGTGTTAAAAATGCTGGACGTAAAAACGCTGAAGGTTCTGGAGTTTCTGAATGAGCATCCTGATGAAGCCTTTTCCATCTATCAGATGGGAAAGCGTGGCATGACCGTCAACTTTGAAACGATGCAATGGCTGACGGACAAAAATATGGTTTTTCGTTATGAAGATGAGGATGCGTTCCGGTATGAGTACGAAGATCCAGAGTATACCTATCAAATCAATGCTGGTGGTCGTGTTGCTCTGGAAGAACAAAAGCATTTCACAAAAACGGAAAGGCGTGCCAACATTGCTCTTAGTTTGTCGGTTTTGAGCCTGCTTGTTGCCATTGCTACAGCCTTAAAAGGTTGATGACGTTGATGAGCAGCGCAATGATGGACAGAGCGAAAGCAATACCGTATTTCAGGTCAAGGCGTGCGTAGTATCGCTCGGTTTCTTCCAGCATCTTCTGGTCGAGTTCCTGCATCTTCTTGTCGAGCTGTTCCTGTTCTTCCGGTGTGCGGGGATAGTGATTCATCCTCTTCACCTCCCTTCGTTTAAGTGCGGCATGACGGTCGCTTGGCTACTGTTATTGGTAGCTCTGCTCACAATATAGCACGGTTTTGCTATCATGTCAAGCAAAAAAGCAAATGCTCAGCTAACTTTTTTCTTGACATCGTTGTTGACAGGTGTTACAATGCCAAGTAGAGAGGAGGTGAAAACCAATGAACGAACGCATCAAAAAAATCCTTGAAGAACTTGGCTTGAAAAAAGTTGAGTTCGCGGAACGTCTGCATATTTCCAGGCCGTATGCGTCTGAGCTTTGCTCTGGTGCAAAAGCCCCCAGCGACCGCACGATCAGCGACATCTGCCGGGAGTTCGGTGTCCGGGAAGCATGGCTGCGCGAAGGCGAGGGTGAAATGTTTGTACAGGACACCCAGTCCGAGCAGGTGGCGGCCTTTCTGGCTGACCTGACCAAGGATGACAGCGACACCTTTAAAAAGCGTTTTGTCGAAATGCTGGCAGGCCTGAGCCCGGCGGACTGGGAGCTGCTGGAACGCATGGCCGAAAAATTGACGCAAAAAAAAGAGGAAAGCCCGTAAAGGCTTCCCTCGCATGGTGGCTGGCGGCTCATCCGATCAGGTGGCTTGCGTACACCCACACAAGCCGCAGCTGGCGGAAATCGGCTTTTTCCAGCAGTTTCAAAATGGCATTGATGTAATCTTGTCGTGTCATGTGGCAATCCTCCGATTCGGTTTTATGTTCAAGAACATTATACAACCATTCGGCGTTGAATGCAACAACTTTTGACAACTGAAAACAAACGAAAAAATCGCAGAAAACTGGGATTTTTTCAGCAGAAAAAAGGAGAGAATCATGAAAAAGTCAGCAAAAAGGCTTTTAGGCGTTGTTTTTACACTGGCGCTGATGACGATTCTCGCATGCGGTGCCTTTGCGGCAAAGCCTGCGGTCGAGCTCACCGACGTCTATTTTACGGTCGATGCTTTTGACGGCGTCAGCCCCACGGTCTGCTTCCGGAATAATTCAAACAAAACCATTAAATACGTTACGTTCACGTTGGTTCCGCTTAATGCGGTCGGTGATAGAACTTCCTGTACAATCAGCGGCCGCTCGACGGTGACGGCCCAGGTAGTAGGGCCGATTGCTCCGACAAGATTCGACCGAACGGTCGCAAACACGGTGACTTCTCCCGCGTCCATGGGGGATTTTGGGCCGTTCCAGGCACAGCAGCAGCTTGCAACGGATTATTACTTTGGCGCAGAAGAGCGCAACGGGCATAGAATCTTTTTGGACAAGGACGGTAATGCCTATTATGCTGATTCCTACACTCCGTCCTCCGTCCTGTCTGTGATCGACCATTCCAAGACGCGGGGTCAGCTGGATTCTACTACTTATCTGACAGATGACGAACTCCAGAATGCAATTTACAATGCAGCAGTGGAATGGGATTGCCTTTGGTACAACAGCACGATCGACGAGATTGCCGTGACCAAGGCGGATATCATCTATATGGACGGAAGTAAAGAGACTGTCAATCAAAAAGCCCTGTATTCGGGTCACTTCAGAAGCGACCCGACGAATCAGCCTTACTATGTGCTGACCAGCAAATACGCCCCTGTTTACGATTATCAGTATTACAAAGAGCACAACGCCGATCTGGCTGCCCTGTTCGGGGATAACCAGTGGAAGTATCTGGAGCATTTCGTAAACAGCGGCATGAAGGAAGGCCGTCAGGGCAACAGTGCATTTAACCTTGCCGCCTACAAAGCAAACAATCCTGATCTGGTTGCCGCTTTTGGCGAAGATAACCAGAAATACTATGAGCACTATATCTCTTCCGGCAAGAGCGAAGGCCGGAAGGCATCCTGATTTTTGAATAAACAAAAACGCCCCACCGGCGGCAACCGGCAGGGCGTGAAAGAATGGCTTGCTCACGAGGAACAATCCAATCCAGCAGTTGTATTGTACCACCTCCGGGCAGGCTTGTCAAAGCGTACCCATGGAGGTGCATTTTATGGGAAAACGAACCAACACGGCAGCCTGGCTGCCGAATCAGCAGCGCTGGCAGATCAACGTCCAAAAGAATGGTGTGCGCAGATCCTTTACCAGCTCAAAGCCCGGCCGCACCGGCCAGCGTGAAGCCAATGCAAAGGCGGACGCATGGCTGGATGACGGCATCAGCAATACTCGGATGCTGGTAGAAGCAGCCTATCCGCAGTGGATCGGCGAGCTGAAATTGACCACCAGCCGCTCCAACTGGGAACCGATCCAGAGCCGGTGGAACGTCTGGGTGCGTCCAGTCATTGGCCGGAGGCGTGTGGGAGACCTGACGGAACAACAGCTGCAAGCCATCATCAACAAAGGATTTGCAGGAGGACTGAGCAAAAAATACCTTTCCAACATGTGCACGGATTTGACCATGTTCTGCAAATGGCTGCGTTTGAGCAAAATGTCCACTCTGCGGCCGGAAGAACTGCATGTGCCAAAGGGTGCACGCTCCAAGGAAAAAGAAATATTGCAGCCGGAGGATCTGCGTACACTTTTTGAGGTGGGCACTACGATCCTGGACGGCAAACTGATCGAGGATCCTTATGTCAATGCGTACAGGTTTAGCGTTGTGACTGGCCTTCGTCCGGGCGAGCTGATCGGACTGAGCTGGAAGGACGTTAAGGGGGGCCGGGTGAAGATCCGGCGAGCTATAAACACCCGTGGCGAGGAAACCCGCGGCAAGAACGACAACGCTGTGCGCGCCTTTGCACTCACCGATAGTGCGGCCGCTATTCTGCAGGCACAGAAAAAGCTGACAGGCGGGCAGGAGAGCGTGTTTGGCATCTCCTGTGAGGACACATATAGAAAATATTGGCGGCGCTACTGCGAGGCCAACGGACTGCACTATGTTCCGCCGTATAATCTCCGACATACGTTTGTATCACTGGCAAAAACGCTGCCAGAGGGACAAGTCAAGCCCTTGGTTGGCCACTCCCGCCAGATGGACACGTTCGGGATCTACGCGCATCTTATTCATGGCGAGGATGTGCAGACTGCCGCAGACCTGGACAACGTTCTCAGCAGGGTTCTTGATCCGGAAAGTCTTGAGAAGTAACACATTTTGTAACACGTTTCTATTTCTCGCACCGTGTTTACGGTTTCCTTCCCGGAGAAGTGGATTTCGGAATTTAACGGAAGTACGTTGGATATGTATGCCGGATTTTCGCCGGAAAAGTTCTGGACCGGGTTCGACCCCCGTCGGCGGCATGAAGAAAAGCACCTGAGAACGATGGTTCTTGGGTGCTTTTTTTCATGCTTGTATTCCGGAAAGGGGATGATATGCACATGCTGCGGTCGAGCGGATGGAGAGGCTTTGCGGTCTGTTCACAGTTCATTCGGAAAAAGTGCTTTTTCTTTCCATGGTTTCATGCTATAATAAAAAAACGATACGATCCGTGATCGTAACGGGGCAGGGGGCCGCTGGCCGTCCTGCCGGGGCAGTGCCCGCAAACTGCGGCGGGCGGGAAACAGAAAAAGAGAGGCGAATCGAGATGTTGGATATGATCAAATGCAGCACCGGCGGCGCATACTATGCCCGCGGCGAGTGGGTGCCGG